TCCACTTGAACTAGATGTAGCCCCAAGGGGCTGATATTTTACGTAAAGGTTCGTTACGTTCGGGGTGGGTCCACGCTTAACTCTCGAGAAGTTCACGTGGTTTACCTTTTGCCAATTCCACTGATATTTAGGTCCTCTTACATAGCCATTACCTGTGGTAGGTAGTCCCACAATTTCGCGATACTTTCTAGCTGTTTTATTGTATTTGTTCATCAATGGTTTACGTTCATTGTACACAATCCGCATGGCATTACGTATGTTTCTCATGTAGTTTGCATTCGTGTACGTGTTCTTGTTCACTCGACCGTTTACGAATTTCATATTCCCCTGTGACGCCATTTTGTGACGCTTGTGAAGATTTTCAAATTGACGGGTCTTTGTGTTAATTTGGTTCGCAAGCACCTGCAGTTTGGTTACCATTTCACTCAGAGTCTTCATTATAAAAGGTGTAGATATAAAAAAGTGAGGCGTCGGAACAACAAAGATGATTATCGCCGACTTTGAATCGACAATCCAGGGGTTTGTCCACTCGGTGAGCTACATGCCAGTATCATTTACGGTTGAAAAGGGCTGGAAAAGTCGCGGCCGAGGTTCGACGCCTGTATATTCTCGGGCGGCTCGTGTAACGCACGGTCCGCTCACGACGATTATCATCCGGGATGTCATTTTGGACGCATCCGTACGCGAGATGGACGACGTCCAAAAGAAACTGGCCAAGACGTATCTGGATGCTGCCGAACTCGGACAGTCTGAAATTCTCATCATGGATTTCAAGGATGCGCTCGAGAAGTTTCTCGGTGACGTGGTGGCCGACGACGGAACGTGGCTCGGACACGCAATCGACCGCGATGTCGAGTTTCTCAGCAAGACGGACCAGCGTCTGAAGACTGGGATTTTCACAAAGGATCCGATAGCCTACCCGAACACGTGTTGTCGTCTGACAAACTGGTCTCGGGTATCTCGTGTGTGCACACAGCGAATTCTGACGTGCCGCTGTCCTCGGTTTTGGGAGGCGTACACGGCCGCAGGAAACTCGTCGTCTCGTTTGTGTCATCTGGCGGAGTTTGTAGGCTGTCCGGAGCAGCGTCACACTCCGGCCAGGGATGTGATGGATCTGTACACTGTTCTGGCTCGGGCGTACGAGTACGACACGTTTCAAACCGAGGAGGGTTGTTCTTACATGATATGTAAGCCTGTACGAACATACGAATCTTCACATCAGACGACATTTTAAAATCGAAAATATTATCAACGTCGACAACCACGGTTGGGTATTGAGGATACTTGTGCCGAAGATGCATGGCCGAATTGATAATCTGGATCGCATACGTTTTGAGGTCTTTTAAATTTGTTTCAATGCCACATTTGTTCATACGAATGACGCATACAGAATCTTGTCCGATAAAGGGTCCGCACGGACTTTCCTCGAGCGTTCCGCCGTCGATGTAGTGCCACGGTCCGTATTTGAAAGATGCGAATAAAAATGGAACCGATATAGACATGGTGATTGCGTCGAGCACGGACATGTTCGGCGACGTGTCAACCGAAAAGTAGTGCGTCGTCGACAGTTCGATACAACACGCCGCGACATGTAGCCGGACCGGCCAGTGAGCATACAGTTCTGCAAACGTCACATCATCCTTGCCCAAGAATTCATTGACGAGATTTTTGAAAATCTTTCGAATCTTGGTAGTTCCGACGAGCCCGAACGATTTGATGAGCGTTTTGATAATCGGTTTTATAAGGTGACCGACTGGTACGTCTATACTGTTTTTTATGACATGTAACATATCACCTTTCGTCAGGATGTACAACAGAGCCAAAATGGAACCGGCCGAAGAACCGGAAATGTCTTCGAGGTCGTTGAGTGCACCGATATCTTTCAATGCACTGAGCGCACCCGCAAACGCAAAGTAGGCCATCGCACCTGGTCCGATAACCAGGCGCTTCATCTATGTTTTAGAGTAAAAATAAGGGGACGTATCGTACGCACCTCTAGTACGCCTGAGGGAAGGTGCCACGCAGAGTCGCAAACACAATGGCAAACACCAGCGCGTGGACGCCAACCGCCGGCAGGGAGCTCTGGGCCGAGCGGAACACACCTGCGGAGCCGGGGGGCAGGGTCAGCAGCACACCTGGGGTCAGCAGCACAAACAGCAGAGCCGGCACAACCAAATCAGCCGGCTTCAGGGACACCTGGAGCACGAAGCGGGCCAGCATGTAGTACACCAGCGCAAGCACCAGGGCGTGCACCACCACAGTCTGGATGCCGTAGTAGCCAGTGCCTGGCAGCAGACTCAGGGAAGGCAAGGCCAGCAGCAGACCAGGGGTCAGCAGGGCAAACAGGACTGCGGGCGTAAGAACCTTGGGACCAGTGATGTCAATCGGCATTTAGTATCTACAAAGAGAAAAAACGGACAAACTCGCAAAAGTTATTGAAGCTGGCGGTCGTCAACAGGGTGTTGTTCATGCCCCTGTCCTGAAGGTAGGTCCGAAGGCTCATCCACATATTCAAAAGATCCTCACTGTGCCAATCCTCCCACGATTGGGGATCCAGAATGAGCTCTTGGTCATCCGACTCGTCGACATCCTGGGGCTCGAACGCATCCTCGGCGTACAGGACATCATCGCGGTACTCATTGTTCAGGCCCATTTTCTTACAGAAAGAGTGTCTGTCTCCTTTAGGGGTGCGGCGTCGAGGATCGCCTGGAAAGCGCCTTCGACTTGTGTTTCGTTACCACCAAAAAACGAACGAAGGCCGTCGATGATTACTTGTCTGGTTATACTACCACGGCTGCTTTTAGATGAAAGTGAAACCTTCTTGTCCTGGATCTTCACCTCCACCTTTTCACCTTCGGTCGATTGGTTTTTCATAAAGGTCTGAACAAACACTTTGAGTTCCTTCTCGCGTTTGTTCAGAACGCTAATATCAGCCCGAGCCGCCTTGAGCTGGGTCTTGAGCTGGAGCCATTCCGTCATAACTTCTTTAATTTCAGAGGTCATGATTACTTTTTATATATGTGTTTTCTTTAGGCGCTTACTTGTACTCGTTCTGGATCTCAAACTTGGGACGCATGGTATCCGGGGGGATGGTCGACAGGTTAAAGATGCTCACTGGGTCACGAGGGTTGATGGGCTCGGAGCGAACGTCACGGTTGGCGTTGCGCAGGTTGCCGCCCAGCGTCTCGGGGAAACCAATCTGGGCACGGGGGTCCAGGAAGCTCTGGCCGGCCAGAATGGCATCCGGGCTGAACTGACCAAAGTCCTCGGTCGTCACCACCTCCTTGGGGATCAGGCCGACGTTGGGGTCGGTCGGCGTCTGACCAATTTTAAAGGAGCCGCCGTCGCCGCCACCGGTGAACGACGCAAACATACCGTCAGACACCGCGCTGCCGGGCATAAGACCTGAAGGACCGTCGTTCAAAGAACCACCCTGAGAAATCATGGGACCGCTGGTAGGGGCCAGCGCCTGAGAAGCCGGGGCGGCCTCGAAACCGCTACGCTGGGGCATCAACAACATGAACGCAATCAGGGCCAGCAGAATCAAAATTGCGAGACCTTTACCGTCCATATTTATAATGGACCGCGACTTTTTTTACAGGTCGACATCGTCCTCATCCTCGTCCGCTGGGTCATCCTTGAAAAGATATTCCCGAGGAAACCGAGCCTTGGGGGTGCCCTTGATACGGACCTGGATCACCTTCCATACTGGCTCAAACGCCCGCTTGGTAAACACCAGACCGGTCAACTCAAGCCAGGTATCAACCGTCACGGTACCAGACAGTGAATCAAACTCCACCTGGTTCTTCTGGGTGTCGTAGACGGTCGTCACCACCTGACCCTTGATTGTCGCAAGGGACGCCGACAGCTCATTCTCGGGATTGACGCTCTTCTGGTAAGCAGCCACAACAGTATCATCCGAAATTTCCTTGCCAAACCAGTTCACCTTGGAGTCTTTCGCCTGAGTCAGGATGTGCTCATCAATCTCCGAGAAAAGAGTCATGTCGCCTGGGACAACCAGGTTCACCTCGCCGCCATCCCCGATGGTCAGCTTGAGACCATTCACCTGGTGCATCACACGACCACCATCCTCATTGGTCACCTTCAGGAAGTACCGACCGTCTGCAAGCTTGGCCGGCTGAGCATACTGCATTTCTGTCCTGAAAACATTTCAAACCTCTAAGTAATGGCAGGGACCATATGTGGTTCACAGTACACTGGGAAAGGCTGTGAGTGTCGACTGCAGGTGACACCCGGTAACACCCCAGCCACAGGCGAGGCATCAAACCCGGCGCGCATTTGTTCGTTCGTCGAATACGGTGTACAGTACCCGTGTGACCCTGGATGTTGCCCGACCGACTGTTCAAAAACTGAAACTGAAACTGAAGAAGACTCGACATCAGAATCATCTTTTTTGAAAAAGTACTGGTGGATCATTTTGATTGGAATTTTGTTTGGGCTTATGGTTATCGGATCGTTTGTATACAGATCGACACGTAAAAAATAGATGTACCAAGTAATGGACGTCTCGAAGACGATAGCGTATCTCAGGGACACGACCGTATACGGACGTGTCAAAATGTGGCACGTTGTTCTATTCATGACACTCGGACCCACGTTGACATGGCCGATGCTTCTCATTTTGATGGCTGTTTTCATGTATGAAAACCGAAACATAGTTAAAGACTTTCGTGATATATTCAGTATCAATGGAGGCAACCAAGGAAATGTTTCTGGAGCTGCAGGCGGAAATCAAGGCTCTGCGCAAGGACCTGCGCAAGGTGAAGTCGCTGCTAGAGGACCCGACGGGGGAGAAGTCGAAGGCGCGAGCTTCGAACAACGGTTTCAACAAGCCTTTGGAGGTTTCTGAGAAGCTGCGGGCCTTTCTGAGTCTGGCGGCTGACGAGAAGATTTCTCGCTCCCAGGTGACCAAGCGCATCAACGAGTATGTGACGGCCAAGAACCTGAAGGCTGGTCAGGTGATTACCCTGGATGAGACCCTGAAGGACCTCCTGAACCCCCCAGAGGGTACCAACGTCACCTTTCTGAACATCCAGAAGTACATTAACCACCACTACATCAAGCCGGCTGCCGAGCCCAAGCCGGCTGCCGAGCCCAAGCCGGTTGCGGACGCGGCTGGTCCGAGCAAGAAGCCACCGGTGAAGAAGAAGTAAGTGGTATAAAACTTACGACATACAAAATAAGAAATGCTCAACCCTCCGTGTAATCAATGTAAATTCTATGTACCGAGTGTAAATCCAAAGTTGTCCGGATATTGCACTCGTTTCATAGCTATGCGACCCGAGCAAAAGACACCCCCGTACGAGTTTACATTTATTGCTCGCATGAATCACGATATGTGTGGCGACGACGGTCGACTGTTTGAAAAAACGGACGATGATAAAAAAATGACTTGATTAATTTCAATATGTACGATTTTTTACTGGGTTTGATTCTAGGTGTGGTGAGTACTCGTGTACTTTCAAAGAAAAAAGTGCAAAGTGTGAGCGTTCAGGTTGACGAACCGCCGATTGTACACACTGCACCCATTCCCATATCGCGTCGGGTTTTTGTGCCCGGTGCGCTTTCAAATTTTTGGGGAAAAGATTCTTGATGTTGAGTATGACGAAAGAGGTGATACACGTCAGACGCGCCGCGCCGCCGCACAAGTGGCGTGCGACGTTTCCGGACGGAAGATCGGTCAACTTTGGTCTTCGTGGATACTCGGATTACACTATTCACAAAGATCACAGTCGTATGTTGCGTTACCTGACACGTCACGTCAAGCGTGAAAATTGGAGCCCGTCAGGCCGTTACAAGGCGGGGTTTTGGTCCAGGTGGCTTTTATGGTCGAAGCCGTCGCTGAACGGTGCGGCGAGTCAGACGGAGCGCGTCCTCGGCGGAAAGTATCGGATAAAGATAAATGCGTTGGCCCGCTAGATATTTCAGTGGACTCAGTCCAGCTATGAAAGCCCGGCGCCAAAAGGAACTTTTGAAAAGACGTGTCGTCCCGTACAGTAAGTTGCGCATGGGTGCGACGGACGCCGGGGGTACTCGTCGTCGGTCCCGATGGACTATGTTGTTCCATAGGACGTATCCGGACCTCAAGTTTAACAAGAATGTGATTGCTCGCCGGACCGGAATCAGTCGTTCGACACTCAACACAGTGTACGACCGAGGACTCAAAGCATGGAAAACGGGCGGCAGCCGTGTCGGCGCGACGGCTCACCAGTGGGCCATCGCCCGTGTGTATAAATTTATCCTCGTTTCCAAACACAAAGCCCCAAAGGCATGGTACGCAACACGGCCCGACCCGGATCAGAACTTGAGGGTCAATAAGAATTGAATGTAATAATATCTCTGAAACACTTGGGAATTGCAAGGCTGATTGGTTTATAAAGTGTTCTGAACACAAAACCTGTGTTGACAATCCGGATTTGTTGAAGAAGTTTATCGTCTTGGGTATAGTCAACCACTTCTTTGACAATTTTCAGAATAACTCTGAACAGTTCCATGTTTGTCAAAGGTACTCGATTCATGTCGATTCGGATAATCATCGATGTTGACTTGTTTCGAATTTCATGAATGAGCGGTTTCAGATCTTCAAGAGAAATTCCCGTGACTGGATAGTCCCTCACGAATAGTGTAACGTAGGCGACCGACTCGTCCCAGTCACATGTAATGAAATTCATATTACATCAGACAAAGAATTTGTGTACATATCACATGGTCTACTGGTACAACCTGTATTCATTTTGGACCGCCGTGATGTGCATATTGTCATACTTTCGTGTAATTCCGTTTTCAGTGATTCCGTCAGTCGTCGCATCGATTTTCGGAACGCTCATGTTTCTTTATATGAAACTGCGCGTCGGCAAACAGATGGGACTCGTGTTTGTCGCTCTTCAGATTGTTCTGCACCTGTTTCCGTTTTTGATTTTGCCGGTACAGTTTACACGCCAGGATGTTCTTGCAAATATTGGCGTCTTTGTGCTCTTCAATATGTGGTTGTTGTCACAGGGCCTGACGTTCATGTCGGTCTACAAAGACATTGTGTACGAAGACGGTCGGTTAACCCTGTACGACTACGCGAAGCGACGTGGTTTCTTGTAGGGTGCACAACTCGCCCGCATCGTGAATCCCTTTATGGGTCCGAGAAGGCACGCGAGTTTTGAAAACTTGCGAGGCAACCTTCTCGTCTTGGGTCCCGAGCAATTACAACTTCTAGGCAAGAAATTCCTCCTCATTGTCAAGGTCCACGGCGTTATCAAACGCCGTCTTTTCAGCATCGCTCAAAAACTTTTTGATCGCCTTTTCGAGTTCTCCAACCGGACCCTCTGCCGCGGCGAGAACGCGAAGTAACTCCGGTACGATGACCCGGTAGGCGTCTACAATCTCGTCCGACTTGTTCTTCTTCTTGAAGAGTTTGTCGAGCATGGTTTTGTGCAGCTCGTTCTTCTCGTCCGGACTCAGTTCGTGGTACGATTCAGCTGCGTACGATGCCTGGTCACGCAAAACAGATGAACCATATTCCTCACCCGCGTCAAAACCGCGAGCAATTTCACTCACGTCGATGCACTCCCATAGAAAGGCACGAGCGTGAGGCGGAACAACGCCATTTTCAAAATATTCTTCAAAAATTTCAGGACCGTACTCGTAGCCGGCAACCGTGATGCCGTCCTCGGTCTGGTCGTAACTCGTGTTCGGGCTCATCTTGTGTTTTTAGGGACGGACACCTTTAAATCCAGGTCGTGATGAGAGCCGCCCATTGCTCGCCACGAAACGTGACGTTCTCTTCACAGTCGTATGATCCACGTATAAAATTCCGCCGGACGTTGTACACGTCACCCTCGTCTTTCACGAAAAAGAACGCCGCCACTTGTCCCACGAGACCCGAATATATATGGTCGTCGCTCCAGCCGATTTCACGAAGTTCATCGTTGTTTAGCCACGTGAATATCATTTAATTTTCAAGTTTCATTCGCCTTAAATACGTAGTAACCTACACCGACGCCCGCACCCACAAGTCTAGTGAGTGCGACCGTTCCGAGAGCCATGCCAAGCTTAATCTATACTTCATCGGAAGCTTCTATCGTTTCATTTCCTTCTTATCATCATCAGAACCCCATCTTTCAATGAGTTCTATTATGTTATGGCCAGGTTCGACGGAACACCATTTCTTAACACGAAGCATCAATTAATTTTGCTTCATTTTTTTGATTGAGTGAGGGGAGGTAAACCCTCTTCACATCTTTCACAAAGATGAGAACGACTGAACCTGTAAGAAATGGATTCATTGCATTGTATACAAGGCTTTTTATAACAATCGTCACACTTGTAGCCAAAGTATACCATCTTACCGCAACCACCTTTACACTGGGCTTCATACATAATATTTTACATTCGAATATAAACTTTATATGAAAATATTACTTAAACAAAATAAACATATTAAAGACATATGAAGAAGGCGACGATACCAGGTGCGTTACGCGAACAGGTATGGATTCTTTATTGTGGCGAAAAGTACTTCAAACATAAATGTCATGTGACATGGTGCGAAAACATCATGACGCCATTTATGTTCGAGGTGGGCCACGATCTGCCGGAAAGCAAAGGTGGTACGCTCGACATTGACAACCTCCGCCCAATTTGTGCCAAGTGCAACAGGTCTATGGGTGATCGCTATACGATCGACGAGTTTTCACACTTGTCCAAACGGACGTCCCACCTGTGGGAATGTTTCAAATTCACTCAAAAGTCGTCGTCGACAAATAACGTATGATGGATCCGCAATGGCTCTCCGCCATGTCCGCTGTATAACCTCAGCTGAGTGATTGACCATAATCATTTCGGTTCGCAAAGGGGCGTAGAACAGTTGGACATATACATATAGTGCATTTCGGACGACACTCTGTATGTGCGCGTCGAAATCTCGGGGAAAAGGTACGTTCATCGTGGCCCATACAACCTGGATGAGCACGTCACGACATTGAATCAGGATAGTCTCGACAACTGTGTGGAGATACATTGTTATCCACGGGGTGAACACATCGCGCAGGGTCGCTTGGATGTTCTCGTTCGTGGCATTGTCAAGCTCGTCCATGTGTTCCCAGTATCGTCGCGGTACATGGACCGACAACTGAAACTGGAGTTCGTTTCGCATGTGCGTTTCGAGACGGTCAAGTTGCTGGTCGACCGTCTCCATACCTAGTACACATAGACACCTTCTAAGTGTTTATGTAACTGTCCGATCTGGGTTTCGAGCATCTGGATCTTGTTCAGGAGAACAACTTCAACTTCTTCTTTATGTGCCAAACGACGCTTCAGACGTTCAATTTCGTTTTCGAAAAACTTTGATTGTACCCGGACATCCTTCACTTCCTGTGAAGTTTCCCACGTTTTATGAAGTTTGGTTTTTTGGTGCATCTTCATACTTGCCTCATTTTTGTATACAAACCCTGGACGACACGGACATTGGAGTGTAATAGAAACTTCCATTGAAGATTATATGTTTCGATTGTTTATGTTTGCATCAGCCAGTGGTTTGGAGAAAGTCTTTGTCCTCTACGATTACGAACTGCGAGGTGCATCGAATTATTTCCGTTTCCATTTGGATTGACTACAAGAGTGTAAGGTGACTTTACATGAATCTCTTTTCTTACAATGTGTCCTCTGTAGTGTCTCTGGATCGTCTTTGCCGCTTTTGTGTGTTTGCGTCTCAAAACCATGGCTGCTCTCATTTTGTTGAGACGGTTGTTTTCTTGTTTGAGTTCATCACGAATACTGTTTATTCCTTTTTTAATACTATTATATTGTCTTTTGTAAGAAGTATTTGTTCGTAATCTGTTTTGATTAATTGTTTTGTTCAAATTATTAATCATAAATTGATAGTTTCTTCCGTATGTTGCCATCGAGTTGATAAGCCTCATCACAGGCACAAGCTCGCTGCTCATTTATGAAAGACACTGAAAAAAATCGCGTCCTGATTTTTCAGCTCCGGCTTAGTTTACATATTTCGTGTCATCCTCAATCTGGCGCACGAGATGTCCAATGTTCCTTAGGCGCCTCTCCATACACCCTGTGAGTATAAATGTAAAGACGGCAAATGTGCTCATCAAAATCAGGAGACCCGCCGTTGTGTCTTCCATTGAAGAAGAAACTTTCGTAATCTTTATTCTTCCCAATACCGTACATACTTGTGATGTCTCGACAGAACATACGCCATGACGAGCGCAAGTACAGAGAGTCCGGCCATTAACATTGATTAAAGATACCTAGTACTTCTTAAGTAATGAACATTTATGTGAAAGCCCTTATTGTGGCAGTCGGTTCGCACATGACTCGGTGTATGGCCGAGTACCTTTATTATACGCAGTGTGCCGGAATCTGGAACTCGATTTTCGCATGGAATTCACCCATGTGTCGAGGTCTGCGCTGGACGGCCGACTCGGTCATGACCAATGTCGTCACGATGACGGTCAGTCATGCGAGGTTGTTGACTCAATGATTAACGTTCATCATCCTCGCTATGGACTGGTGAGTTCCGTCTACTCATTTCTCGAGCAGACAGTATTAGGTTTTCGAGTGTCGTAGGCGATTTTTTTACAGATGAAAAAAGCTTTTTGAGATCCTCACTTTCGGGGGGTGACTGAATGGCTTGTTCACTCACAGTTGCTATGTTTCTTTGGATCTCCTCCACATACTTTGTGAATGTTCGTGAATCAATTTTTATGGCGTCACTATTAACATACATGATTGCTTGACCAATGTCTCTTTCAATTTTATCAAACCCCTTTGCGATCAGGCGTGCATTCTCTGATTTTTCGGCAAATGCCAAAAATCTCTGAACACCGGATATACATGCAAGAAATGCGCTCATGCTCATACTTGTATATTTATATCTCGGCGAATCACCGAGCGAAGTTATAATACCCAAAACCGTAGCAATGACAAGTGAATTTAAAGAAGATATATCGTGGAAAAATTTTGCAATTTTTGCATAATTTTTATACGTCTCTCGATTACAAATACACAACTCCTGATAATATTCAAGATGCCTTAGAAGAGCGTCTCTTGTGTTTTTTTTCAGAGCTTCAATATCAATTTGAATATCCCCGTTCGGAGAGCTCATCTGTTCTAACTCTGATAAACAATAAAATCTCAAGTTAGACTATGGAGGCTCAACCGCTCGTCGAACCACCACCGGTCGAACGGGACCGTCTCGAACAACTTGTAGGCACAAAGGTTCGAGACGTTTCATTGTATCAGCGCGCATTTACGCATAAATCGGCTCTCAAAAAGTACAGCGGCCTTCAAGGCTCGTACGAGACGCTAGAGTTTATGGGTGATTCCGTGCTCGGTTTTATTATTACACGTCATCTCTTTGACAAGTACGAAGAACACCAAGAGGGTTTCCTGACCAAGGCGCGAACAAAGATGGTCCGAGGCAAGACGCTCTGTGAAATTTCAGAAAAACTTGGCTTGCAGACGTGGATTCTCATGGACGACAAAGGAATCCGGAACGGCTGGAACACCAACCCGAACATCCTCGAGGATGTTTTCGAGGCGCTCATCGGTGCGATTTATCTGGACCTCGGAATGGTTCACGCCAAAAAGTTTGTCTTTGCGGCATTTGACCAAGTTGAGGTTTCGCTGTCGGATGACAACTACAAAGACCAACTGATGCGTCAGTGCCAAGCGGCCCACCTCCCCTTGCCGGACTATCAGGTTCGTAGTCAGTATCCAGACGGGACGTTCCACGTCGAGGTTGTCCTCGACGGCGTTCCGTCTGGATCCGGGTTTGCATCGACCAAAAAACAGGCTGAACAGAATGCAGCCCAAGTTGCACTGAAAAAGTGTTAAGGATGAAAACACAGTTCACTATATGAATATGGAGCTCGTCACCACAGAAGGTATTCTGCACAACGTATCACCCGAATTTATCGCCAAGAGTCAAATTTTGACCGAAATACTTTCAGGGTGCGTCCGTGTGCCCATATCGAACACGACGCTCCGGTACCTCATGAAGGGTGAGTACCCGGAGGATGGCCAAGAACTTTTGGCGTTGGCCAGAGCGGCTGACTTTTTGCACATGGAGGAAGAGATTGACGAGGCGTGTCGACGCGTCGCCGAAAGTCTGCGAGGTAAAAAAGCCCAAGAGATTCGGACATTTCTCGGAATGGTATAAAATCGGTCATTTCACCCGAATTACTTGACTTCCAATAAATATAATAATACCGACTAGAAGGATTAATATCTTTGTTATTCCAGGAGTATGTCTATGGCCGTTAAATATATAGTGCCAACTTCGTTCAAGATAATGTCCTGATTCTGGATTGTTGTCCACAGCAAGGTCATCGAGAATTTTTTTATAATATTCGACCGATCTTGTTTTGATCAATTTACGGGACACGCCGAAAAACCCACAGCCGTGTACTCTTTTAGGAGGACAAACGTCTTTTTCGACAAACTCATCCATCCATTCACCGAAATTGAATGATGACTGATATATCATTCCTTTATATTCCTTGACTCGAAACTCACGTTGGGTAGTTGCATAATCACGTCCTGACCTTCCTTTTGTTATACCATGCCATTTCGTTTCACGGATCCATTCGCTCAAAACATCAGGTATCTCTTTTGGTTCAAACTTGAAATGGTCAAAAGGGTGAGCTTGCATGAAAATCACGTGTTCGGGAAGACTATCGTAATTCTGAATAATGTACCAAAGGTACGTATGACCTTCACGGCCGACATTTGGAAGATTTTCAGTCACCGGACATGAAAGGTCATCTGGTCCTTTATTATACACTTTGACACGTGACTTTTGTTCTGGAGTAAGCCAATCCAGCCAGTTAAGTGATTCATTATATCGAGCAATCACGATGTCGTACATATCTACTGAAAAATTAGATTTTTATTCAAGTCTTATTGTAATGTGGTGTGTCAGACCCCCAGAACAAGTCCTTTATGTAGTCCTTCCGTACTTTAATTTTTGCGGGTTCAAACGGCGCCGGGACCTTTTTATTGAATTTGTCGAACGAATGAAACGGGTCAAGGGTATTCGGATTGTCATATCCGAAGTCGTCGGACCTGCGCGCCTACCATGCTTCAAAGGAATCATGCACCATCTGACATTTGAAACATCCAGTCGAATTTGGCTCAAAGAAAACCTTATTAACATAGCAATCAAACAGCTTCCAGCCACATGGAAGTACGTCGCGTGGATCGATGCCGATATTACATTCATAAATCCGAAATGGGTACAAGAAACACTTGACGAACTTGAACAGTACAGTATCGTCCAGATGTTCCAGACGGCCGTGAACATTGGTCTGAAGGGTGAAGTGTTCAAGGTGGACAAGAGTTTCGGATACATGCTTCGCGGAAGCGGCACGCCGTACGTGAAAAACGACAAGTACGGTTTCTGGCATCCGGGATACGCGTGGGCCTGCACACGTGATGCGTGGATTCAAACAGGTGGCCTTCTCGACTGGGCCATTTTGGGTTCCGGTGACCGCCACATGGCCATGGCCCTCATCGGAAAGGTTCTCGACAGTGCACCTGGGAACATCCATGAAAACTATCGCGCGATGCTTCGAGAATTTCAGCACGCATGCAAAGGCCTCACGCTCGGATACGTTTCGGGGACCATTATTCATCACTGGCACGGGTCACTCGAAAATCGTCGATACAAAGAACGTTGGGACATTTTGACCCAAAACAGATTCGACCCGCTCGTCGACATTGGTGAACGGGGTGATAATGGTCTCATTCAACTCACAAAATCGGGCCGACGTATGGTTGTCGACCTTGACAACTATTTCATGGGTCGTCTAGAGGATAACTAAATAAAAGATGTATGGTGGAACAACGAATCATCGACCATCTGGATATTGACAGTCGACGAGCACTTGGGCTTCCGCCCCGACGACTCAAAAATATTCCGACGATTCGTTTTCCAAAGTCGCGCCTCTTCGCGCGGGACGACATTCACATTAAGGTTTCACCCTGGCGTCTCTGGTTCTTTTTTACGGTGTACCTGACGGTCGACGGGGTGAACTACGCCTCCGAGACCGAGTATTGTTACGAAACCGGGTGCGTCATCACACGCCTGACGGGCGGGCCGACACATCATCGATTGTACCAAATTGTTGACGTCCAAGATGAAGAACCATCGATGATCAATGTTCGACTTCGACAGATCCACAACGAGTTTCGCTCTTAAAAAAAATGTCCGTTTTCCCTAGAAGTCCCCGCACTTCTGGATGGTCTACATAGTGAATCTGGATCTTGTCCGCCAGGCTCACTCACTGTGGACTCAGATGTTCCCGACCATCAGGCCACACTACGCCGTAAAGTGTTGTCCGGACCCCATGGTGGTTCAGACGCTCATAGAGTGTGGTTCGGCATTTGATTGCGCCAGCCCGGCCGAAGTTGACATGGTCATCGGCAAGGCACCAATTATATACGCAAATCCGTGTAAACTTCCGTTAGATCTGGAGTACGTTCACGGATGTGGCGTTCGTAGAACCACATTCGATAGCGTCTGTGAATTAGAAAAATTAGCGGGCAAAAACTGGGAATTGGTCATGCGCATCAAGGCGGATGATCCAAACGCCCGGTGCCCCATGGGTAATAAATTTGGGGCTGACGAGTCCGAATGGGCCGAACTCGCTCAGGCGGCACCCCCTGGGTCAATCGTAGGAATAAGTTTTCATGTAGGTTCGTTTGCAAACTCGAAAGATGCACACGCGCTCGCAATCGCAAAGGCCCGTCGAGCATTCACAGTGCTCGAAACCCACGGACACACGCCGACCCTCTTGGATATCGGTGGTGGGTTTTCGTCCGAGAACCTGGAATCTATTCTTCCAGTCTCGGAAGCGATTAACGAAGCCGTCAAAGAATACAACTTTGACACGTGTGAGGTTATCGCCGAACCCGGTCGGTTCTTTGTCGAACACGCCATCGAACTGCACACCAAAGTCGTCAGTGTAAAACCGGGCGCGATAACTATCGACGATTCGCTCTACGGCGCGTTCAACTGTGTCATCATGGATCACGCCCGCCCGACACCTCGTGTCGATGGCCCCAGCGAGGTCCGGACCGTCTTTGGGTGTACGTGCGACGGCGCCGACACGATCGGCGAGCTCGCCGTCCCGACCAGTCTCAAAGTCGGTGACGTCATCGTCTGGCCGCGTATGGGGGCGTACACCCTCGCGGCCACCACCAACTTTAACGGTTTGCCGTTCAATTCCCGGCCGCGCAGTTACACGACGGCTTCTTTGCCGGTTTCTGTTTAAACAGACACCACACGAGCCGCGGGCCTTCGACGCCCAAAATTGCACACAGGAGCGTCAGGGGAGGATTCAGATTGAAGACCCACGCAAGCGTGAGCGCCACCACAAAAATCATCACTTCGATTATCGGATCGAGTTGGCACACCGCCGACATCTACTTGGTGCGTGATAAAAGAATCACAATAATAAACGCGAGCAAGACACCACCTGCAATCATCAAGACCCGGTCCCGGTCAGGCGTCCGGACACACCGAGACGACCAGTACGACAATGCTTTATCATAAGGAATCTCAGGTTTGTTCAGTTGGGTGTTGACCAGATTATGAAGGTCGACTGACCATCTGAACATATCGGTCGGATCGACCGGCAAAATGGTCAAGTTTTCTTTGAGGTGCTTTCCGCACTGTACACATGGCAAAATGTCCGGCAGAGACTCGAAAAACCGAACGTACGACTGTACCTTTTCGGGAGTCATCTCTGACGGGGCACTCAGCGCTGTCATGTGCACGACGCTCCAAAAGTACGGACCGAAAATCGTCGGACAAATCTTCATTACTGTTCGGTGCATCTATATTTTCTTTTAAAGTCTGGACGCGCACGATTCTTAATGGTCGTATTGTTTCTGAGCACGCCGTGCTACGGTGGCGTGTGCCTGCAGGCCTACGCTGAATCAATTCTGAAACTTCAGCATCTGTGCGCCGTTCGCGGCATTCAACTCATGCTCGACACGACCGAGAACGAGTCGCTGGTCCACCGAGCCCGTAACCTGTCCGTTGCGCGGTTCATGGCCAAGACCCAAGCGGACTTTTTTCTGTTTATAGACGCCGATGTTCACTTTGAAGCCATGTCGGTCATCCGTCTGCTCGAAAGCGGTCACGACATTTCGTGCGCCGTATACCCGAAAAAGGTGGTCATGTGGGACCAGGCCGAGCAGGCTGTACACCAAGGTGACAATCGTGACCTCAACAAATTGGCCAGCTCGCTCGTCATGAACTTCAAGTACCAAAACAGTCAGGTGGTGAATGGCTTTGTCGAGGTGCTCGACGGGCCGACCGGGTTCTTGATGATTAAGCGTGACGTGTTCACTCGCATGTTTGAGCGGTACCCCGAGCTCAACTGCGTCAACGACCACCAGAATCGGGACCTCGAGACGTACTGTGCCATTTTCGATTGCATGATTGACCCCGTATCGAAGCGCTACCTGTCTGAGGACTATGCATTCTGTCGCCGGTGGCAGCAAATGGACGGAAAGATTTACGCCGACGTCCAAACAACCCTCGGACACATTGGAAACATTCGGTTTTCGGGTCGTCTTGAGGACCGACTCAGTGCCAAATAAATTCTTCGCGTTTTATATTCTCGCGCAGGTTGACAAGCGTCCGGAGATATGTCCGTCGGTTATTCGGATACGTCTTGTCGGTCCGAACCTTGACCGGTGTCCAGCCGAGCTCGCGATAGTCACACTCGATAATCGTATCGTCAGGATAGCCGTGCGGTCCGTGAATCGACACCTCGTTGATGAGCTGGCCGCGCTCCTGAATGTAAAGGTCCGTTCCGCGGACCAAAAAATCAATCGTAATACGGTCGCGCGGTTTCCACTTGAACATCGTCTCGTGCGTTCCGGTCCGGATCGGTTCATTCACGGGCGTAAACACAAGCCCGTCCGTCTCGTAGGGGTATTCGGTCGGCACACTGTCAAACTCTTCGAGCGGCGTCATCGTCTTGACGACCAGTCCAAACGGACTTTTTGCCGTCCGGACGATTGTCCGGACGACCGACTTGGCCTTGGCGAGCCGTTCAGTCAGGGGCAGTTGGGTCACATTTTCACCCCGGACCAACACGGCGTCGTGAATTACAAAAAGTTTCTTGGTGTCGTGACACTCGACGAGTTCACCATCTAGAATTGTTCCACGTGGCAGATTCAGTGCAACGTGGGTCACTTCGAATGCCCGGTTTACAAGCGCACACGTCTTTGTATCGTCGCATGTCAAAAGGTACCGGACACCGTCTGTTTTTTCACACACAACATATGGTTGACGTTTCAGGGCCGGAAAGTGACGACGCTCAATCGACACGGGTTGCGGCCCGGGAAAGTTTGGACCCGGGACGCCAAACGCGTCCAGTATCCATGTGTTCATTGTCCTAGTCTAACTCCGGGCGTCTCTAAGATGTTTCCGACGCACTCGTGTGTGTAATGACAAACTACGCTTGCTTTTGTAGCCGCCGCAACCTTTAGGCCCAGGCGCTGAATCGTCTCGAACATCGCCTCGTACGTTTCGGTCGGGAGCTTCACCTGCACCTTTTCGCCCCGGAGCTTCTTGTCGATCGGCTTTGAATCCATGGCCCACACGCGCGCCGACGTCGCAGTCACCTCGTACAGACCGTCCGCCAACTTCTTCCCAACCTCGGTGTCAAAGGCCAAACCGCGTTGTGAGGCTGGCTCGGTCGAGCCGGCCAACGTCTTTTTGCGGAACATGTCCCAGTTGATTCCTTCACGGACCGATGGGCACACGAGCACCCGAACATCCTTCTCGAACGGTTCCATCAGCTGGCGGAGCGTGTGCTCATCCAGATTCGTTCCGTAATCAAACCAGATGATGCGCTCGCCCGTCTTTAAGAGTTTGGGGAGCGACGACAGATCCGTCATGAAATGAATGTCGACATGTGCCCCCTTCTGGAGCGCAAACATGTGGAGATTCATGAGCGTGTGAAGCGTCGTGACCGCGATGGATTTGCCACGGGTCACTATACACACATGCATTATTTCGATAAAGTCCAATTCTTTTAACCTTCTTGGAGCGTGTGAAGCGAAACACCGTTACCTTTCGAAACGCTGAACAAGTTGAACGACAGGGCATATATTCTGACCGA